TCTTTGCACCAAGGCCCGCTTGGGAACTTGGTCTTGTCTGCGTATGCATCTGGACCAACTTTTAGAACAAACAACACGGTGGTTGCGTGGTCTTCTTGCTTGGCATAGAAATCAGGACGCTCAAGGTCTAGCTCAGTACCGTCAATCTTTTTAGAGACCTGGGGTACGCTACAAAGCAACCGATACCCAGATGGGTTAGGGAGCAATGTCGCTTTATCCTCGTCTTTCTCTGGCGGTTTTGTAATTTGTTCAATTACTTCAACCGTTGGCTTGAGCTTTAAGCGCTCTGGAAGTATTAGTTCACTCATCTGATTTTTCTACCTTTTCTTGCAGGTCAAGTAAGAGACCCTCTGCGATGGCTAGACCCGAAATCACCCCACAGAGTTTTTGATATTGGTCAAAATTTTGGCACTGACCTGTTGCTAGATCGTCAGCGTAATCGTTCATTTGTTTGCGTATTTGGTGGCGCAGCGCTCCTGCGAAGTCTTGGATCATTTAGGTGGATTCTCCTTTGGTTTGTTAATACTTGCCGCATGTTTGACCAAGTCAAGTCCCTGCGCCATGTTTTGCAATTTTTCTTCGTGTTTCATATTAGAGCCGTGCTTCATCAACTCCAAACCAACGTCTTGTTGATTTGCTCTGATCTGCGCAGCCTTATTAAGTCCGTCCATCTGGATGCGTTTGTCATCCATCTTGAGTTTGCCCGCCTTGTCTGCAGCTTGCACTTGTAACTTTCTGTCTTCCATTGCCATACGTGCTTGGAACTCTTGCCCTTTGAGCTGAAGTTCTTGCTGACGAAGCTGGAGTTCTTGCTGTTGCAACTGAAACATGGGGTCTTGCTGTTGTTGCTGAGCCTGCTGTTGCTTGGCTTGTTGCTGGTGCATCATTAAGACCTTGTTGGCAGCCTGTGCCATCATTGCTGACATTTGGCGTTCTGCTTGTGGTGGCATCGACATACTGTCGTCATTTGGATCTTCGTCCGGTATGGAAATACCCAGTTGCGCCTCAATTGTTTTCTTGTATTCAAACCCTGCATGTTCTGCAATATGCGCCATCATTGCTCCCTGAATCTTAGGCGCGTTAGGATTTTGACCAATAAGTGCCATGATGGTTGGGTCTTGCATCATAGCCATGTGAACAGCAATATGCGCCTGGTGGTCTTGGTACACAAACGCTTTGACTGGCTCCATCTTAAGAACAGACTGGTTCTCTGTGACGGGGTCTCTTGGTTTTTGATCCTCTGGTAATGGCACCAGTTTATCCGCGCCTTTGATACCCATCACCTCTAGCATGCGCCTGTGAAGCTCTGGCATATCGTAAATGTCTGGTGCCATCTGCGCCATTTGAATCACAGCTTGGTACTGCACCACACGCTGAGACATAGTCGCTGCATTGGGATCACTGACCGGAATAATATCTACTTGGTCATAGTCAGACTGCTTGGCAGACTTAGACCCATACTCAGGCTCATAGTCATAGTCAACTGGCGTGTCTTCTTTAATTAAGTGTGCAAGGAGCTTTAGCTCTTGTTTGAACGCGTAGTGCATACGCGCTTGCACCGCTGTCATCACTTTTAACTGGCGCTCAAGAAGCGCAAGGGTAGTACCGACTGGTGCCTGGCTGGACATATCGCTGATCTGCATATCAGCGGTTGCGGCAAATCTACGTCCTTCTTCGACAATCTTGTCCAGTAATCCAGCTAAAACCGCACTTGGCTCCTTGTACGGAAGCGGTAGTATGTTGTCTCTTAGCGGACCCGACGCAATATCAACGTCGCGGAATTCTCCTGGTGCAATGGGCGTGTCATCACCTTTAATGCGAAGCCCACGCGATTTAAGTCCTCCGGGGAGGTTAGATAGAGTTCCTGCGTCCACCAGTTGACGCATAATCGAGGTGGCAGACTTTGCAAATCCACCAATAAGATGGAAGAGTCCGAAGCCGTAGGCTCCAAATCCTGGGATGTACTGGTAGTGGACGAAGTGCTGGCGCTTGAGTCTGTTTTCGTCGTCTTCTTTCCAATTGCGCCGAATTGACAAGACATTGTTGCTTCCTTTAATTAAAGTTACAACGTATGGTAGCGCAATCCCGGTTTCTTTTCCATCGTCATCTTTGTCCTCGTAGCCTTTTAAATCTAGGTCAACGTGAACTTCATAAATAACATAACGATCATCGTTTAAGTCGTTGAATCCAGTCTCCATATCCTTGGCTTTCTGGATATCGTCCCTGAGCTGGGTGGCGTCTGGCAGTTCAAAATCTAGGTAAAAACCCGCCTTTTGTAGCTTTAATATGTCATTTTTAGTCTTGCGCATGACGTGAGTCATACGGTAGCACGTGTCCATATCGGTCGTACCGTAAGGCAAAATCACGTCTTCTGCAGGTACAAACATGGATGTTTGGCGTCCAAGTGTGATGTCATCGTACACTTTTTTGAACGCAGAGCCTGTGGCGGGGAGGCTCCAGAGCATGCGCTCATGCTCAGGTCTAAACTCAACCATCACCTCGGTCAGCTCATAATTCATGTCATCCTCAACACGGATGGCAGCTTCTTTTTTCTCTGGTGTTTCTTTACCTAAAATTTTAGTGCGAACGGGACCTTGGGCGGGAAACATCTCGGTGATCGTTTCACTTTGGAACCTAACTACGGCTTCTGTAATCATTGGGTGGAAGACACCCGACGCTCCGTTCCAAGGCTCCGTTCTCTCTTCGTACTGTAGACCCAGTAGCTTGAGTCCCATTACATATGCTTTCTCCCAGTCTTTGCGCGATCCTTTGTCGTTCTCAATCGCAGACGCTAACTCGCTCACCATGCTTGACATATCGGATTCAGGCATGTCCTCCGCTAAGTTTTTATAAAAATCGTCTTCGCCGTCTGGTTTAATCTCAATGTCTAAGTCACCTGCATGAATCTTGACCGCCTCTGGGTCTATGACTTCAATCTCAATTGGCTCGTCTGAATGTGCAGCCGCAATGCCTTGATTGTCCGAGTAAAGTGCTTTATCAATATTGGTTGCCATATCTGTCCTTAATAGTATGCAGCGCTTTTACGCCTAAATATTCTTAGCTCATCGCGCTCATCTGAGTCAAGTGCAATAAAGCCGCCTTGTCTAAAGCGCATCAACGCTTGAGACGTTGTATCCACATAGTCGTCGTTGTCCCCGACTGGGAATGACGCAACTTCTTCAATCACCTCTCTAGCCCAGCGTGTGTCTGGTGCCCAGACCATGCCGCTTGCGAACAGATCAGACACGGCGTTTAGACGCACCATCTTGTCGTTGCCTCTGCTCGGATTTGTTTCTTGCACAGGTATGCCCATCGCACGTAACTCTTGAATCAGTGGAGCACCTGCGGCTTTTTTCTCCACAATGAACGCATCTGGCTCCCATTCTTTGTAATGCTTGAGCGCAATTGCCTTGAGTTCTGGAAACGCCATTCTATCCTTGAACGCATCCAGTAAGATAACTTGTGGCTTGTTGTTTTCTTCTTCGTTGTAGAAAACGCCCCATGTTGTGCACGCTGAATAGTCAGAATTGTTCTTGGTCTCAAACGCCGTATCCCAAGACTGAATCACATATTCACAAGGAGGTGGGTTGTCCTGAGTCCAAACGCGCCATGCTTTTCGCGCAATAACCGCAGAGGTGTCGCTCGTTGGCTGCTGCATGTACTGTGCGTTCCAATACCTCGGATCAATAGATGCTTTTGCAGACTTCAGCGCCTCGAGCGGCCACTGCTCAGGCCAAAGTGACTTCTCGTTCTCCGTGCCCTCGTGCAGTATCGCAGGCAGCTCCACAATCTCCCATCTGGGTGAGTCCGGGTTTCTCGTTTGGTAGTCAATCAAGCGCCCCGTCAAGTCAAGTAGTCCCCAACGCGTCATAATCACAATGATCGCCCCGCCCGGCATCAAACGCTGGAGCGGTCCTGTCTGCATCCACGACCACGCATTATCAAAAGCCAGTCTTGAATTCGCTTTGACATCTTGCTCTGAGTGGGGGTCGTCGATAACGAACAAATCCGCGCCACGTCCTGCAAGTGCACCACCGACACCCGCTGCATAATACTGTCCACCTCTTGAAGTAGACCACTTGCCTGCGGCTTTTTGGTCGTCTGAGACCTCGGTGTTGGGAAATAGCTCATGGAACTCCTCCGAATTGATCAAGTTTCGCACCCTGCGTCCAAAATCCTCAGACAAACCCGCTGTGTG